AGACCACACACCCCTTTGACCCATGAGCAATGGTCCCGCAGGTACCCGAAGAGAGTGGCCGACGAAATGCGCAAAGACTGGCTTGCGGGGGGCAGGTCACGCACCTATTCAGCATTTGTTAAGGCGGAAAAGGGTGCTGTCAGTCATAATGACCTACCTACCTGGGTTGACGAAGCGTATTGGACTGATGAAGACGGGATCAGCTCGTGTGTCCACCCGGATCTGCCAGATCCTCGCGGAATTTCAGTGCCGTCTGCCGCGGTTCGATACGAACTAGGCCCGTACGCAGACGATTACAATCGAAAGCTCATGCACATTTTTAGTGGGCAAGTTCTGTACGCTTGCGGACTGACCGCCAACGAGATAGGACAGTGGTTCATGGTTGCCATAACGTCATGGCAGTGGGCGGTGGCCGTCATGGGTGATGATGTCTTAATAGTGCGCAAAGAAGGGGACACTATCTGGGCGACAAGCCTGGACATCAGCCGCTATGATATGCACGTCCGGCGCTGCCATCTACAACACACTTTTGCCTTAATGCGAGCGTTGAATTGCCATTATATAGCACACCAAATGCAACGTCTCTCTTGGACACGAAAGTATGTGATCCGTGCCCAACATCAAGATGGCAAGGCGACGTTACCGGGTACCATGGCTTCAGGTGATCCAATCACCATATCTTCAAACTCAACGACCACTTTAACGCTAGCATACTATTCCATGCTGACGCAGCAGGACCCTTCACACGTCTTCTATGAGGCAGGATTCATCACCACGGGGGCACGACACCTCGCGCTTTCGCCTCATTGGGACTTCCTCCAAAAATTGTTCTACCCTTGTACCGACGACGGTCTTGATGCTTACTTACCAGCCCCAAAAATCGGTCGGTTTGCTGCTCGAGCTTTTTGGACGCGCGCTCAAGTCAACCACTCCACGTTGGGATATGCACGTGGTGTATGTTTAGGTCTACAAAAGGATTTTGCCCATGTGCCCATAGCACGTGCTATTGTGGCCAGAGTTCTCGAGCTCTCCGATGGTGTGGAAGTTGAGCTAGACCCTTCAGATGTTCGCGACCATGAATTCAAAAACTTTTCCCAAAAGGCATGTGAAGCCAGCCCCGCAACCTTTGCGTTTGTGGCAGAACGTTACTCAATCAGTGTCGAAAGTATACATCAGATCGAACAGTCAATTGCTCAGTGGGCCTGGGGCAAGTTTCTCGATGACGGGAATGAGGAGTCATGGGCTTCCATTCTCAATATCGATTTACAGTAGCCACCTACGGCGTGGGTTTCGACTACACCCGCAATCGTTGCAAAGCTAGTCCTCTTCATGGCTCTCCATGAACTCAAGGTGCAAGGCGCATCTAACGCGAAGAAATGGGCACTCATGCTCTCAAACCCCTCCGAACACCTCCCCCGCGCTCCATCTTCAACTCCCTACCTTGCTTCCAAAGCGAGATTCGTCATATCACAAGACATCCCCTACAGTCAAACGAATGCAGGATTATTCAGCATCGCTCAATTTGCAAACCCGCTCACTTCATTGGCCATAACGGGCTTGCCAGGAACAGTGCCTGCCGCAGCCTCCACGTTAACCCTCACCAGCACATTAAATGGTGAAGTTCCTGGTGAAGTTGCTGGAGAAGACATCCCCACCGGCAACCTCGTTGTGCCACTAACTCTCATCTCAAGCGGAACGACCAGCAAACCTCTAGCCACCACTAACATGGCCGAGCTCTCCTCTGTCAACGTTGCCTACACCACCTACAGAGGGTACCGAATCGACATGGGTGTTGG